AGGAGGCCAACATGATTGGTCGTTTCAGTATGGGCAAGCAGATCGGCACCCCTTCTATGAAGAGGAAGAGCGCCAAGCCTGCTAAAGCCCAGTTCGGAGAGGGCGCGTACTCCAAGCCTACTGTCGCCCGGAAGTTCTCCAAGCTCCAAGCGCCGAAGGTAAAGAAGGGCTTCTAGTGGGATACACCAAGCCTCAACTTCGAGAGCGCATCAAGTCTCAGGTCATGGCGTCTGGTAAAGGCGGCAAGCCTGGACAGTGGTCTGCGCGTAAAGCTCAGTTGGTGGCGCAGAAGTACGAAGCTGCTGGCGGCGGGTACTCTGGGGAGAAGTCTGGGGCGCAGAAGAGCTTGTCCAAATGGAGCGGGGAGTCTTGGCAGACTCGCAGTGGCAAGCCCTCTACTCAGGGCCCCAAGGCGACTGGCGAACGGTATCTCCCCAAGAAGGCAATCGAGGCGATGCCTGCTGGTGTATACGCTGCCTCCACGAAGGCCAAGCGAGAAGCCACTAAAGAAGGAAAGCAGTTCTCCAGTCAGCCGGAGTCGGCCAAGAGAATCGCTAAGAGGTTCAGGTAATGTCTACTTCAGGAACTGCGAACTGGAACATCAACATCCTCGACATCATCGAGGAGGCGTACGAGCGTGTGGGTATCGAGGTCAAAGGTGGCTACGAGATCCGAACGGCGCGGCGTAGCCTTAACCTTCTCTCTATGGAGTGGGCGAATCGAGGATTGAATCTGTGGTGCGTGGATCAGGAAACACTGTCCCTGACTCCCGGCACCGCCACCTACCCCCTTGGGTCCGACACGATTGACGTGCTGGAAGGCGTGATCCGAACCTACGCTGGGCAGACGAATCAACAGACGGACATCGCTATCACGCGCATCTCCTTCGTCACCTACAACACCCTACCCAACAAGCTGCTTCGCGGGACGCCGATTCAGTACTACGTTGCCCGGGATCGGGACAATCCTGAGATCACCTTCTGGCAGGTTCCTGACGATACGATCTCGCGCCAGTTCGTATACTACCGCTTGCGCCGTCAACAGGATGTCGGCACGAATGCGAACAACAATATGGATGTCCCCTTCCGGTTCGTCCCTGCGATGATCTCCGGCTTGGCGTATCAGTTGGCTTGCAAGCGGCCTGAGGCTTTCGCTCGGATCCCTGAACTGAAGGCGATGTACGAAGAAGACTTCCAACGCGCCGCAGATGAAGATCGTCAGCGGTCTGCTGTCATGCTTGTACCTGGGGGCTACGGCTGGTAATGTTCGCATCTGGCAAACACGCAATCGCGATGTGCGACATCTGCGCTCGGCAGATAAAGTACACGAATCTCAAGAAGTACATATACAACGAGAGATGGAATGGGTTGCTTGTGTGCGAAGAGTGTTTCGACATAGACAACCCTCAGCTTCAGATTGGCAAGTACGTCAGGGGAGAGTCTATCGCACTGGAGAACCCCAGAACAGCGGCGCAACAGAACCCTCCGACTCGCGAGTATTTTGGTTGGAACCCTGTTCTGCCGAACAAGATCTACATTACTCTTGGTCGGGTTAAAATCGCTATCAGTTAAGGAAATCACATGCCGAAGTTCGAGAAAGATAAAAAGGTTATCCGAGCGTTTGGCGGATATCCAGCTGGGGCTGTTCAACAGCGTGGCGCTGGCAAGGGATCTGCGCTTCCTTCGTGGAGCGTTCCGTTCGGTTATCCTTCTGGTGCCGTTGTTGGTGGGTCAAGAGGTTCTTCTCCTGCGCCAACTCGGTCTTCTAAAGCGCCATCTTCTGGAGAGGATGAGGCTATGGCTGAATATATGAAGCTCTTCGACTCTGCCCTCGGTATTGGTCAAGGTAAGGGATCTGGGACGGCCAAGAGAAAAGGGACTGCAAAACCGGCACCCATCAGCGCAATCGTACCTGCCATTCCTGGTTCAACTGGATCTGAAGATGAAGAACTTCAGGCCATGATGAAGTACGCTGGCGAACAACAGCAGCCAACCGTAACCCCATTGCCTTCTTCCGCTGGCCGGGGTGTGGCGGGTGCGCCTGCTCCTGTAGGTCGCCTCGCATCAATGGAAGAGCTTGGCTTCAAGAAGTCCGCCGCACCAGCCCCTGCTGGTATGAGCGGCATGCTTGCTTCCGCCGAAATCCCCAAGACCAAAGCTGGTATGAAGAAGTTCATGCAGGAGTACGGCAAGTTTATTGCTCTCGGTGCTATGGCTGGCGCTGGTGGCAAGGGTGGGCAGATCGCTGCTCCGATTATTGCGGCGCTTCCCGGCCTCATCGAAATGATGAAGGGCCGTGGCAAGAAGAAGGGCGGCAAGGAGTTTGCTGGATATTCCGAGTACGATGCCATGACTAAGGCTCACGGCGGATCCATGGCGAAGAAATCTTCCGGGGGTGACACTCCGAAGAAAAGCGAAGGCGGCGCTATCCGCAAATTCAAAGGAGGTTCGATGAATACGAAAGACAGCATGTTCACCCCGAAGTACAAGAAGGGTGGCGATATGCCCAAGGGCAAGGCTACGGGTGAAATGCCCCAGCACAAGAAGATGGCGATGGGTAAGCCCACGCCGCAGAGCACGGGTCAGAAGTTCGCCAAGGGCGGCGCTGCGAAGTACGCTGGCGGCGGTATGTGCAAAGGCTATGGCATCGCGAAGAAGATCCGCCCGACTGGGCCGATGAACTAGCCCTCTGCGGTAGCCTATAAACATGACCTACGCTGAACTCGTACAGCAAATCAAGGACTACATCCAATCCGAGGAGCCGACTTTTGTCTCCAATCTGGATGGGATCATCCGGCTTGCGGAACAGCGTATCAACAGGGATGCGAAGTCCCCTGACTCCAGGTCGTCTGCAACTGGCGCTGTCACGACTCAGACCATAACTACACCTAGCGATTTCGTTATGCCCCTGAGCCTCTTCGTCAATGTAGGTGGCCTGGAGACTGGTCTTCTACTGAAAGAAACCTCGTACCTTACAGAAGCATACGGCGTTACGGCGTCTTCTGCTGGATCCACTGGCGCTCCTGCCTACTACGCAATTCAAACTGCGTCCAACGGAAACACTACGATTCTTGTTGCGCCGTCTCCAAGCACCCCGTACAACTACACTCTCTACTACTACTCCACGCCGGATACGATCACTTCCGGCGGAAGCAGTGCGACTACCTGGGTCAGCACCTACTTCCCTCAAACTCTTTTGTACGGATGTCTTGTCGAGGCGTACACCTTCCTGAAGGGTGACGTGCAGATGCAGCAGCAGTACGAGAAGCTCTATCAGCTTGGCATGATGGAACTCAAGAATGTCGCTGAGGACGAGCAGCGCATGGACAACTACAGGAACCCTGACAGCAAAAGGAATATTGGTTAACACATGGCGTTCACTGGTAGCTATGTAACGGATTCATTCAAGGAGCAGTTGCTTCTTGCTGTCCACGACTTCACGACTGACGTGATCAAGATTGCGCTGTATACAAGCTCGGCGTCAATCGACAACACCACTACTGTGTATAGCGCCACCAATGAAGTGAGCGGCGCTGGGTACACGGCAGGAGGAAAGACTCTGACGGCTACTGTCACGAAGCAGGGGATCTACACGATCCTGGACTTCACTGACATTAGCTGGACTTCTGCTTCCTTTACCTGTCGCGGCGCTCTTGTCTACAACTCCTCCAAGGCAGACAAGTCGATCTTCGTTCTGGACTTTGGAACGGACAAGACTGTATCCAGCGGCACGTTGACTGTCCAGTTCCCGGCTGCTGACGTTAACAACGCAATCGCTGTCATTAGCTCGGTGACCAACTAATGCCCCCTACATACACTTCAAACAACAAGATCAAGAAGATCGCCAACGGTGAAGAGTCTGGAACCTGGGGCGCGACAACGAACACCAACTTCGACCTGTACGATACAGCTATCGACGGGTTCGCTGCTGTTGCGATCACTGGCACCACGCACTCTCTCAGCATTCCTGACGGATCTGCTGGCGATGGGCGCAATAAGGTCATCTCGTTTACGGGTAGCCTCAGTGCTACTAATACGATCACCGTTACACCCAATACCGTCAAGAAGCACTACTTCGTCCAGAACAATACGACTGGTAGCCAGAACATCGTCATCGCACAGGGTTCTGGTTCGACTGTCACGGTGAAGCCCGGGTACTCTTCGATTGTCTACCTGGACGGCGCTGGTTCTGGCGCTGCGGTCAAGGAAGTGTTGACTAGCCTCAAGCTGACGGCGCTGTTAGAGGCGACTGGCGTAGTGTTTGTCGGATCTTCGTCTGGCACAACTACCCTACAGTCTGCTGCTGCGGCTTCCGGCACTCTCACACTTCCTGCCGCTACGGATACTTTGGTTGGCAGAGCGACGACCGACACGCTGACGAACAAGAGCATCAGCGGATCCACGAACACCCTGTCGAATATCGGCAACGCTTCGCTCACCAATTCGTCCATCACGATCAACGGGAGCCCGGTCTCCCTTGGCGGGTCGCTGACGATTCCCTTCTCGATCAGCACGCTGACAATCGGCACTGGCCTGAGCGGCACTTCCTTTAACGGGACCGCGCCGGTAACGATTGCCATTGACAGCACGGTCGCTACGTTAACTGGGCTTCAGACGTTAACCAATAAAACTCTGACATCTCCAATACTCACCACGCCAAACATCGGCACCCCATCGGCAGGTACTCTCACAAGCTGCACTGGCCTCCCGATCTCTACTGGCGTGTCTGGGCTTGGGACTGGGGTGGCTACCTTCTTGGCTACCCCGTCTAGCGCCAATCTCGCTGCCGCCGTTACAGACGAAACCGGGTCTGGGCTCTTGGTGTTTGCCACCTCCCCCTCGCTGACAACTCCTTCTCTGTCTGGCGCTACCCTTACCGGTTCCTTGACGGCTGGCGGCGGGACTGGCACGAGCGGCCAGTTCCTTCAATCTACGGGCACTGGCGTTCAGTGGGCATCGGCTACTACTACCACCTCTGTTACCTCAAAGACTGCGAACTACACCGCGACCACATCTGACGATGTGATTCTGTGTAACGCTTCTGGTGGCGCTTTTACGATCACTCTGTATGCTGCCAGTGGGAACTCGGGGAAGCAGCTGACGATCAAGAAGACGGACTCCAGCAATAACGCTGTCACGATTGACGGCAATGCGTCCGAGACCATCGACGGCACAACGACGAAAGCTATCGCTGCCCAATACACCTCACTCACTATCGTGTGTGATGGATCTAACTGGCACATTATCTAAGGACTTCAAGTGAGCTACATTACTACATTCAACAAGTCTCAGGAGTTCACCTCCAATGGGACGTGGACCGCGCCTGCTGGCATCACTTCCGCCTGGGTCGTGTGTGTCGGCGGGGGCGGTGGTGGCGGGGCGTTCAACGCTGGCGAAGGAACGTATGGTGGTGGTGGTGGTGGTGGTCAGGTGGTATCTGTTCCTATTGTTGTTTCTCCTACCACTTCGTATACGGTTACCATCGGTGCTGGCGGGGCCGCTGCCAACAATGGAAGCAGCACTACCTTTGGATCTCTTGTGACTGCTTATGGTGGTAGGGCTGGTCAGGGCGGTCAGGCCTCTCCGAATAATGGAACTGGTGGAGCCGGGGGCAGAGCGAATACCTCCGTTATCCCTCCCGGGGCGAATGGTAATGGCGGAACCGCTACCTACCCCTCTGGCACGGATGGCGTGGTGAATACTTGTGGTGCTGGCGGTGGCGCTGGGGGTAGCGCCAATGGCTTTGGTGGTCAGGGCGCTGGGGCTAAAGGTGCTGGTGGAACTGGTGGCGCTGCTGCTGGTGGTGGGGGTGGTGGCTCCTGGGGCGCTGGTGGAAATGCGGCTACGGCTGCTTCCGTGAATACGGGTGGCGGCGGCGGTGGTGGTACTGCTGGCGCTGGCGGCGCTGGTGGCTCTGGTTATTGCGTAGTCTTCTGGCAAGGAATCTAACATGCACCCTGACTTCATCTCCAAGCTCCTTCACGGAGTGACTGCGGCGCACATGCTGCACCTGCTGGCGAAAGGCCCCGGATCCTACGCCCGTCATAAGGCGCTCGGGACTCTATACAGCAGCCTATCGGACCTTGCTGACTCCCTGGCGGAAGAGTGTTTCGGTGTGCATGGTGTGCCGTCAACATTCCCCAGTGAGAAGTATGTCTGCCCGAAAGACCCTGTGAAGT